GCACTTTGCCACCACGCTCAAGCTTTTGCATGAGCTGGTACATCTTCTTAGCACCTGCGCGACGACTGCCGCCGCCTGCGTTGCGCACGGCCTTTGCCGTGAAGACGAATTCGCCGTCCGACAGCATCGCCGGAATCGAATCGGAAGTACCGGTCCCCGGCCCATCGATCGCACCTGTGCGACGTGGGTAGTGACTCCCTGAAGCAAAAGCAGCACTGGTCATCCCACTGGGGTGCGTGCCACTGTACATGGGGTTGTTGATCGGTCCCCCCTCTGCCCGATTGTACACCGGGATGCGGTACATGCCAGCAACATTGTACGGCTGATTCAGCGGTTGCCCCCCGGTGACGGCAGCTGTAGGCGAAGTGTACAACGGTGCAGCCTGCAGGCTGGCCAAGCCGCGCGGCTGGGGGCCAGCGGTCGGCACAAAACCCGTGCTGGTCGGCGCGGCCACGCCCGGCTCGCCAAAGGACTTCCACTGGCCAAAAATCTGCGGGTTGGCGTTGATGTAGTCCTGTCCGGTCTGCGGCTTGTAAAGGGGGTCCTGTTTGGGCGCAGTGGGCTTGCCTGCCCCCGATGCCATGGCAATCCCGCCCAGTATGGCCGCTGTCGGGCCATAGGTGGTAAGCATTCCCGGCCCCGCGTTGTTGGCCGCCTCGGTGTAGATTTTGTATTGCGCATCGGAAGACAGGCCGGGGGTAATCGAGCGTGCATTTGCCAAGGCCCTTTGTCCGGCCTCTGCCTTGGCTAAATCCACTTCGGCTTGCGTGTCGCCCCCTCGGGTGAGGTAGTCCATTGCCCGGGTTTTGTACTCGTTGGCCGTGTCCATCAGTCCTGCGATGCCAGAACGGGCAGGAGATTCGTATGTGCCGTTTTGCGCAGCGTCCACTGCCTTGTTGTAGGCGTCCGCGTCGTACATCGCAGCTTCTGCCGGAGGTGTAACAAGATTGGGAGTCGGCGCAGCGGCGGTGCCTACCGTTCCAGTGGCTCCCGTCGCATTTACAGAGGGAACAGCATCCGATACCGGGGCCGGAGCCTGCGGTCCTGAGGTCGAAGCAGGCAAAGCCCCTTGCGCGGCCGCTGCCACGCCGGACATCGCCGCACCTTTAATCCCTTGTCCCAGCGACTCTCCAATGGTCTTGCCTTGGATCAAACCACCCAATGTACCGATTGCTCCGCCCGTCAGTGCCTTGCTCAGAAAAGCAGAAGAGCCTGCAGGCAACAATCCTTGGATCGCCTCTGAGGGATTGAAACCACCGATTCCGCCGCCACCACCAAAGTAGCCCAGTGCGCCGCTGACCAGCGCTGACTTCAGGTCTCCGCCCGCGAGCAGCGAAGTGCCCGCCCCGGCCAAGCCTGCGGCCACCGGCATTGAAAGGCCAATTCCTGCTGGTCCGAGGACCGTGGCCAGCGCAATAGTGCCAACGATCTGACCGAGCGGGGAGCTGACGATGTCCTTTGCAGTGTTGACGACGGACTTGATCGCACCGGAAACCATCTTGCCCAAGTTGAAACCAAATTCGGGCAGCCCCGTGTTCGGGTTGATCGTTCCCGAGCCACCCATGGCCTTCAACATCGCCGCTTCCTGCGGATTGATGTGGGCAAGGATGGTGTCGCCGTTGCGGCCTTGGGCCTGCAAGTGCCGCGCTGCGTCGGCCAAGCCGCCTTTTGCAAACTGCGAGGGGACCTGCGGCTGTGCGCTATCACGTGCCTGCATTTCATGGAGCACGGCGAGGACAACGCCAATCAACTGCGCATCAAACTGTTCCGGCAAATCTCCGGGTTCCAAAATGCCCTGTTGGATCAGCTGCTGCAGCACTTGCGGGTACTGTTCCTTGTTCTGGACCAAGTACTCGAAAATCTGAATCATCTGCGCGATCTGCTCGGGCGTCAGCTGAAGCTGAGAAATCCCCTGCTGGATGGCAGCCTTGTATTGCTGCAGTTGCGCAGGATTGACAGTTCCCAGCGCCGTCGTTGCCGCGTCATACGTGTCCGCGCTCGACAGCTGCTGCATTTGCGGCTGCCCTTGGGGCAAATCCATGATTCCGTTGGCCATGTGTGCCTCGCTTAAGTCCTGTCCATCTCAAGATAGGACAGGTAGAAATGAACCGATGCAGTGCTGGAAGTGACCTTAAGTGTGTCACCACCTTCCAGAACCAGAGGGACGCCATTGAAGACGTCGTAGGTCGCGTTGACTGCTAGATTGCGCGCCTTAAGCAGGTAGTGCGCCGTAGCGCTGCCTGAACTGTATTGGGTTACGGTAATCGACGAAAATGCCGTATTTGCATTCGTGACACGCAAGGATCGTACAACGGTTGCCGAATCCGTGGGAACCGTGTAGAGCGTGGTCTCAGTCGCCGCGCTCGGAATCAGTGCTTGCCTGTAGTATTTATTGGCCATGGCAGTATTTTAAGCGATCGAGGACACGAAGAACAGAGTGGCAATCACCGACGCCGTGCTGGGCCGCGTCGGGCTGGTCTGGGTCGGAATGCACTGCAGCGTAGTCTTCTGATCGTTGGTGGACCAGTACATTTCCACATAGTCGTTGGCATTCAGCGTCAGGTAGTAGTTCCAGCCCACAATTGCATGGCCGTCAACACCCCCGTGGCTGTTGGGGACGGAGACAAAACCCATTGATCCGGGCAAGTCCGTACCATTGATCCGTATCCATGCCGAAATATCATGCAGCTGCGTGTCCGAGTTGACGAACTGCCCACTCCACTGGAAGTTGTATACCCCCGGTTGATACACCGTCATCCGGGTGGTATTGACAAGTTCCGTGTTATACGCGGCATCGATCGTGTTCATGGCCATCGCCCCCGACGTGTTCGCCGCAAGGCACTGCACCTTGACGATGTCTACACCCGCCGTGTGTGCGGCGTTGGCCGTACCAAACGCACCGCGCGTGCAACCCGTAAAAGATGCCGAGGTCGTCCCCGTGTAGGAAACAATCTCACTTCCAATCAGAATCTGCCCAGCCGTGGGGAACAGCGCCGTACCATTAGCAGGCGTGGTGATCGTCGTCACCGAGTTGTTGATGTTGGCCCCCAGCGTAGTCCCAGCAAAATCCTCCCATGCGCCATACGGCAGCAACGGCAGCGATCCGCCTTCGGTCCCGGTCAACATGCCGCTGCCCTCGAACCAAGACACCGCTTGATCGTTGTTCTCCGTCACGATCGGCGTGTAGTTCGTGTTCAGCGACAGGATGATCTGTTCCAACGACCGCACAAGCTGGTCAAACTGCTGCGCGCTGTATTGCTTCTCCGCAGCGTTTGGTAAACGGACGTTGGTGATCTTGGCCATTAACGCATGCCGTCAGGTTGGATGTCCAGACGCAACGTACCAAAGCGCCAGCCATTGCTGGCACTGGTGCTCTCAATCTTGATCGACAGCGCACGTCCCCTGATCCGCGTGTCAATCTTCTGCGTCGTCGGAGAGAAGCTGTAGGGAGTGAGCGAGCTGGGCGAGTCAGGCGCAATCGAAAACGCACGGGACACCGCATAGAAGTCCATCGTGGCGTTCTGCACCGGGAAGTCCGGGACCAAACGCTTGACGAACGAAATGTTGTCACCGTCGGCAATGTCGAAGAACGCCGACTGCACATACGAGTAGATTTCATCGCCGTTGGCGCTATCTCCCGTCTCTTGGTCGTACAGGATGCTGATGCCGTTGGACAAGCCAGAGACCGTCGGGTAGGCCCCGGAGACGCTGTTGGGGTCCCACTTGGTGGCCAGTGGCAGCTCAAATACCCCGCGATCGCGCCACACGGTCCGCGCCAACGTGCCCTGCTGCCAGCAGTTCTCAACGTAGTTGTAGGTCACAAACCCATCGATCTGATTGCTGTTGGCAGTCGGGTAAAACCACGTAACTTCGTTAAACTGCGTGTTCAGGCCCGCGTACACCAGCTGGTGCTGGGTGTAGTTGAAGTTGTTGAACACCGCATCCTGCACCGAGCAGGGCAGCTTTTTGACCGTACCGTCGAACACGAAGAACGACTGCGCCGACATCCAAAAGCACACGCCGTTGACGTCGGCCGCTGCGTTCTGACTCAGGCCCCCACAGTTTGTGCCCAGTTGCTGGAATCCGAAGGTGTAGGGCGTGCCCACGTATTGCATGCCGTACAGGGCATTGTCGGTGAACACCAGAATCTGGTTGCGCGAGCGCACCGCGCCCACCAACTCGTTGCCATCGGTCAGCCGCTGCGAACCCGCGCTGTTGGTGGCCGTGATCGTCCAATCCGTCAGGGATTCGGTATCTGCCCAGCGCACCAACATCGGATCGCGCGTAGCAGGGGAACCGATGGTCTCTTCCGTGCCAAAGCAGACCAAGTGCCGATCCGGGGTGGAGACAAGGATGAAGGCACTGGAGGTCGGCGCGCCGCTGACAACGCTGGCCGGGGAGCTCAAGCCGTCCGTGATGGGCGACCACTGGTACAGCGCGCCAAGTGCCGGGCAGGCCACCAGATTCTCGCCGAAGTTGTCGAGCGACCAGATGCGCGGGGGCAGCGAAACACCGGAGGTGCGCGGCGTACCCCACGTGCCAGTACCCCATGTGCCCGCACCCCAGCCGTAGCTGGACAAGGCAATCGAATTACCGATCGGGTACAGGTACTTGATCGTCGCCGTGCCCGGCGTTGTGCCAGACAACGTCACAGGCGATTTCACTGTGTAGCGGTCCGCGTCGACTACCGTCTGCACTTCGTACTGAATGTTGTACGTCGTACCTGCCGATCCACCAAAAGGCGAAGACACCGAGGAAAAGGAGACGATGTCCCCGATATTCGCGCCATGAGCGGTGTCGGTCACCGTGATAACTGTCGAGGCATTGGTCGGGGTGATGGTCTTACTTACCGAGGTCTTGGTGACCGGGGTGATGTCTCCCCAGCTACCGCCGTTATAGGCGTAGAGCTTTTTGTCGGTGGCGAGGGACAGTTGAGGTGTGCCGTTGAGCGCGGTCCACGTCCAGATATCCCGGGCAACTCCGATCAGGTTGTTGGTGGAAAACGCTGTCCAGCCACCAATCTGCTCCGGCAAGCCATAGCGAAAACGCACGTAGTCCGAGTCCACCCACCGGCCCTCGGCTCCGTACTTTGAATCTTGCTTGTCAATTCCGGCAGCAAACGAGACCTTGGTCAGTGCCATCTCTTACACCCTAGCTGTTCCTACCATGGGAGTGGAGGTCACATGGACCGCCGTGCTTTGCGCAGGTTGCCACGGCTGGCCACAGCTCGTGCAGATACCCGTTTGCTCTTCCTGCTCGCTCACCGGATCGCGGCACGCGGCGCACAGCACTTCGATATCGTGCCGTGGCAAGATTTTAAGCGATCCGTCGTCGTTTGTACCAACAATTTGCGACTCGACTGTGGTCAGCATTACTCGGCCTCCGTCGGAGCTTCTTTCGGGGCAGCCGACTGCTTGGCTGCCTCTTGGAAGGCGGCGATCAGCTGGTAGACCTCTTGGTATGGGCGGGTGGCCAAGTAGCCAAGAATGGCGTTGGCGGTGTCCATCGGCAGGTTGACCATCACGTTGTTACCTCATCCCAAGATTGGTTGGTTTCGTTCCAAAAATACGGCTTGCCATCCATCGGCATGGGCACAGGAGCCTCCCACCGACAGGTATCCTCATTCAATACCCAAGACGCCAGCGCAGGCTTGGGCGGGATGAACGCATCCCGTTGGGCATCATAGGTGTAACCGATGCCCGCATAATTCTTGCGGATGTTGCCGTTGTACGAGGTGCGCTTGCAGACCTGCTGACGGATTTCGCCGTAGAAAGCCTCCCAGTCATGCGTCAGGTCGGTCTCATCCTTTCCGACGATCACTTCGGTGACGACATTGTTGCGGTCAAGAAATGCGTAATGTGCCATCAGAATGTCACGCTCCCTGTTCCTTGGGTGAAGGTGTAGATTTTATAGCCACCAGTGGTTGTCAGAGAAGAGGTCAGACCGCCGCCGATGCTGGTCAAGTTCGGCGCACTATCCGGGTATCGAATGATGACAACGCCCGATCCGCCGGCTTTTCCTGCCAGATACGAACCAGTGACGCCACCTCCGCCACCGCCGCCGCCCTTGTTTGGGTCTCCTACAGTGTTCGTCGTGGTCGTGCCCACAGCGCCGTTTCCGCCGCCGCCAGCGCCTCCGGTTCCGGCTGTGTAGCCGTTGAAGGTTCCCCCGCCTCCGCCGCCAGCATAGGTGACGCTGGATCCAGTGATGCTGGAAGCCTTGCCCGCTCCGCCGTTACCGCCGCCCGTAGCTGCCACGCCGTTTGCACCAACAGCCGTTGCCCCACCGCCACCACCACCGCCATGCGACTGAGTCTGCGCCGAGCCTACGCCGCCGTTGTTGCCTTGGGATGGAGAGGTCGATGGCGTGTTGCCAGAACCGCCCACGCTGCTACCGTAGCCGCTACCGCCACCCGAGCCGCCGTTTGCGCCCGTCTGACCGGCTCCAGTTCCTCCGCTGCCACCACCACCGCCCGTAGCCGTGATGGTGTCAAATACAGAGTTGTTGCCGTTTGATCCAATGGCAAAAGTCGTAGCTCCCGGTCCACCTGCGCCAACGGTAATCGTGACGGTTGATCCAGCGGTCACAGTAATTGCCGAAGTTGACTCTCGGTATCCGCCCGCGCCGCCGCCGCCTCCAACGCCATCAGATTCACCACCGCCACCGCCACCGGCTACTACAACATAGTCAACCAAAAATGGCGGCTTTGGCCATGTTCCTGCCTTGATGTAACCCACGGCTTGCGCGAGCGTCCAGATGCCTTGCGCGGCGCTGGTTGTCGGCAGCGTCGGATTCTTGGTGATGAACTTGCCGATGTAATCCATTGTTACCCCAGAGCAACGAAGTTGGGATCATTGGGCCAAGTGACTTGGATCGCTGTCTGCAGGGCAGGCACATCCGCCGCAGCTTCAATGGCAGCCACAGCCGTAGCGGCCGCAGCACGCACCGAAGCGCGGTAGGCGGTCCATTCACTCGGCACGGCCGCCGAAGTCTCAAGCGCCTTGACCACCATCCAGTCAGACTTCAACAGGATTGAGTAGGCAGCAGCGTTGGTGGCGTTCTTCCACTGCGTCTTGAGCGCAGCCAAGTCCTTCGGGGTGTTGGTGTAGCTGATCACCGCAGCGTTGCGGACCTCAGTCACCCAGTAGAAGCGGTCATCTTCCCGTGGACCTTGGTAGGTAACTTCCACAAGGTTGAGCGCGGCCTTGTCTTGAGCCGAGGCATTTTTCAGCCATTCAGCCGGGTACTGCATGGCATCAACAATGAACGCCATCCCGTCTTGGATGTATTGGCTTGATGCTGCGTGATAGAACATGATTACCTCGCTCTTGCTATGGTGAATGGGTTCTCTGCGAAGGCGGCATAGATTATCGTCTGACCGCTATAGTTTTCTGTGGCGTTGTCAGTGCGTAGTTTGAAGCCGTTAGCCGTAAAGTCATAGGTTGGGTCTACCAGCGTAGATTCACCAAGTGCTGAATTTGGGAACAAACGGTTTGACATCACATTGTATGTGTCGCGTGATGAATCAAGAACAGCCCAGTTTGCTGCTGCGGTGGCAACTTTTACCAACACATACCGAGGCCTGAAACCTAGATAGATAAATGGCCCATCTGGAACACCATTGCCAACAAACGAACCGAACGCGCTGTAGCCTGAGATGGCAGCCCAGCAGTAGGCTACTTTTGTATATCCACTATCCCAAGAACCTTGACTAAACACCGTTGAAGTTGGAGCGGTGTTATTCCAGAATCCGCTATTGGTTTGAATTGCCGCCGTATCTTGTAATGGCAAGCCATAATTCCAAGGTGATGAACCGCCATTTAAAGACGCATGACCAACAGTCCATTGGTCAGTAACATTGCGTCCTTTCATAATAATCATGGAAGGCGCAACACCAAGACCATGACCGACCGTACCTGTGGTAGATGTATAAGTCACCACGCTGAATCCAGCCGATGTATTTGCGCTCACCGATGAGGTGATAGTTCCGCTAGTGTTTGTTACCGCCGTGCCGCCGCCTTTCCATTGCCAACCAACATAGTTTGGAGGAGTGCCAGAGTATGTACCGCCACTAGCGCCGTTTACATAGTAGTCGCCAGCCGAATCATCAGACAATGAAAAACCATTAGAGTTAAAAGCAGTTACTCCATAAGGGGACAGATTTGACTCTGCGGCAGTGCTATTTGAAATCAATATCTTGGACGCGCCCCTAACTGAATCAAACAGAGCATTAGAACTCGCCGCCACTCTTGGTTTAGTCCACACAAAATCAGGCTGAAACGATATGCCATTGACGGTGTTCGTGATGCTTTGCGTAGAGCCGTTACCCGTGTACAGCGTCGCCGCCATGTAGTTCGCGCCGTTGCTGATCGTTGGCGTAGTCATGTTCTGCGTACACATCGCCTTGAAACCTGACGGTGCTGCGTTGCCAAAAGTCTGCTGCCCCGTGTTGATGGTGAATGTATCCCGCACCTGCTGAGAAGTCAGCATCGGGAAGATGAGGTCGCCAGTAGACAGGGAAATCGTGAACGCTGGGTTTGTTCCGGCCGCAGGGTCGCCACTACCAAACCAAGTGCTGCCAGAGCCAATCCATACCTTGCCTGTTGCTCCATCTACAGCAAATTTCATCGTCTGGTTGGTAACGGTTCCGTGCGTTGTTGCGTCATTCGTTCCGTTCACCCAGTACGAATTGGTAGGCGCGTAGTTCACGCCGTAATAACCGGCTGCGTTGTAGCCGACTGATGCAAGCGCAATAGTTGCGTTCTTGACAAAGCCAACTTGTCCGCCACCAACAAAACCAGAGCAATACACCTCAAAGTACATCTTGCCAATGATTGGCATAGAGAAGTAGCAGTTGTAGGTTCCGCCATAACCAGTCATGTTGGCATTGCTGAATGTCCAAGTGGACGATGCCGGGACAGACAACACCGCATAGTTGCCGCGCACCTCACCACCCGCACCAGTGTCGACACCGTAGTTGGTCGGCGTGTCCACCATGCTGTCATTGGTGTTGGGCGCAGTGACATTGGTTACGCTGATATTGTTCGGCGTCCAGTTGTTGCCGTTGCCGCTTGAGTCTTTCCCGATAGCGGCAGCAGTCGCAGCAGAGTTGTCGCTGAATGTTAGGTAGAAGCCATTGGTTCCGTATGTGCCGGTGTAGACAATTGGATTCCATACGCCTGTGACAGCATCAAATGCGCCAAAGCTGGTCGGAGCAAGAGACTGGCCGTCAATAAAATACATTTCGGTTAAATAGCCGTCGAAGTAAGACGAAAAATCTGTTGCAAGTCTTACCGCTGCCGAGGCAACATTAAATGACCAAGTAGAGTTTTGGCTTGGATCAGTACTAAGAGAAAAGGAAGTTAACTGCACCCCGTTTTGCCATATCTTGATTCGGTTTGCCGCTGTTGCATCTGTTGTATCAAGTTGAAAAACAAAGTGATACCACGCAGACGGGTCACGGAAAACGGCGGTCGTTATTTTCCTTCCACCACCACCTGACAACTGTCGGATTTCCATGTTGTCATTGTTGAAGTCAATGTAATCCCCGCCTGAAGTTCCAATGATGCCCATTGACCCTGCGGATTGTAATGCGCCTCTCTTTGCCCAAAAGGAAAAAGTACATATCTTGTTGTTGGTTGGCGTACCAATCGTCCTATTGAAATACGCACTAGCACTTGCCCGAAGCCGAACGCTGCGACTGATCGGCGCAGTAACATTCGGTGGCCACGAACCCTGCGCGTTGTAGTACGCCTGCTTCTCTAGCGTCCAAATACCGGGCGCAGCAGTGTTGCTAGGCGTAGGCGGGGTGGCGCTAAGTTTGCCGCCGGGGTATCCATGAATCGACATATCTACACCCTATCAGGTGATGGCTTCAAACGAGGCGACGAAGGTCAGTGCGCTAGCAGTAGCAGAGGTCACCGCAACCGATTGACTCTCGGTCACATAGAACGAGGTGGTCTTATCCACCACGATCAGCGATGAGTTAGCCGGGACGCTGATCTGATACGCCTGATAGACGGTTACAGTCGCGCTAGCAAAGGTTGCGTTGTTGCCAATCGCCACCGTGCAGTTCACCGCAGACGCCGTGGTGTTTGACACCACAATGCTGTCGATCTTGTTGACCGTGCCAGAGGCAGGGGTCAAACCAGTCAGCGCGGTCGTGCCGTCATATGTCCACGAGGTCGTTGCGGTGGTTCCACTGGGGATGACATACGCAGTGTTTCCCTTGATGCTTGTTACATTGACAATATTGGGGTTAGCCATTTTCTACTCCTTAGAACCCAAAAATAAGGGCCATCGCGATGGATTTGCCGGTTGTGATGCCAGTTGATGTTGCCCAAGTCGGCGGGGCATCTCCGTTTGATTGCAGTACCTGCCCTGATGTGCCGTATGCGGTGCCGGTTGCGCCGAATGACACGCCCCCATTGGAGGTGACGCGGATGCGCTCTGTGCCGTTGGTGTTGGCCGTCATGTAGTTTGCGCCAGTGGCAGACAGCGCCAAGGTTCCCGCATTCGTGACAGATGGCGTGGTGAGAGAAGTGGTAGCCGAGAGGGTGGTGAAAAATCCGGCCAACGGGGTGCTCGTGCCGATGATCACGTTGTTGATCTGGTTGCCGCCGCCTGCGATCGTCCCAGAGAGCGTGAACGCGCCAATCGTGTTGGCCGTCAACGTGGTGCCGTTGAAGGTCAGGTTGGCTGAATCAGTCAACTCCCCAGAGGTGGTCGCATACGTAACACGACCAGACGTCAAAGCCGAATCAATCAAACCCGCAGCGGTCAACTTAGTGCCGTTGAAAGTCAGGTTGGCAGAATCGGTCAACAGTCCCGCAGTCGTGGCATACGGGACACGGCCGGAGGTGAGAGCACTGACAGTGAGCGTCCCAGCGGTAAGCGCGGCCATGTAGTTGGTCGCCACCACCACATCCGTACCGTTGCTGACCAACACCATCTTCTGGCCATTAGGCACCGCTACGCCGGTCTGCCCACTGACCTTCACCTGCACCGGGTAACCACCACTGGTGTTGTTGTAGATGAAGTAGAGCTTCTTGTTGGCCGGGACAATCAGGCTGGTGGTGCTGAAGGTCAGCGTGCCCGTCATCTCGATGAACATGTTACGGGCAACCCCTGTCGCGCCGTTGGGTATCGTGATGGTGGTCGTGGCCCCAGAGCCATCAGTAATGGCTTGCGTCACATAGCCGCTGATTGCCTGCTCCAGCAGCGTACCAAGGTTGGTATTGGTGATATCACCCCAAGTGTTGGCCTTTTCACCTGTGGCCATCAACTCAAGGGCAAGGTTGGTCGAGTAAGTAGAAGCCATTTGTCACCTATGCCGCAAGTTTGGTCCAAGCCGGGGCTTGAACTGAAGAATCCGTTACCCAGCTCGGACTTTGCGTCGAACTATCGACTGTCCATGTCGGGCTCTGTTTACTGCTGTCCTTGGTCCAAATCAAAACCGAGTTTACCGAACCTACTGCTGAAACTCCAGTGACGAATACCGACGTCACCGTCTGAATCACCACGCTGTGGACCGAGCCCGTCGCCGTAACGCCGGTCACAGACACGTTGGAATCGATCGCCGGTGTGACGCTGTGGACCGAACCCGTTCCTGCCACTCCAGTGGCATTGACGGACTTGTTGAGAACCACGCCGCCAATGACGCCTGTTCCTACCACGCCGGTCACCGCCACGTCCATGCTCAAGCTGATGGACACGCTGTGGACCGAACCTGTTGCCGACAACCCGGAAACACTGATCGAATCGTCGACCTGCACTGCTACGCTGTGAACCGAGCCCGTTCCCACGAGCCCCGTCACAGTAATGCTGCTGTCTATCTGGACTGCAACCGTGCCCACTACGGCTACGGCGGACACCCCAGATACTTCAATGCTGTCGTCAACTTGGAACGAAACGCTGCCGATCGCCCCTGTTGCCACCAAACCACTGACAGAAACGCTGTCGTCAACTTGGAACGAAACGCTGTTGACTGACCCTGTTGCCACCAAGCCGCTGACAGAAATGCTGTCATCGACCTGAATCGAAACCGTTCCAACACTGCCCGTTGCGGATACCCCACTGACGTTTTCGTCAATGTTGACCTGCACCGTGACGCTGTTGACCGAGCCCGTCGCCGAGACAAACGATGCTGCGTTGCCCCAGCCTTGCTGCCCCCAACCAACTACCGAATTCCAACCATCAAACGCTACTGTGCGATCCGCTCCGATAAGGAAGCTGACCGTGCCAATCGACCCTGTAGCAGAAACAGAGGATGAACCGTTTCCCCATCCCTGCTGGCCCCAGCCAAGGACAGAATTCCATCCATCGAACCCTACTGTCGCATTGGCCAACTACCCACCTTACGCAATCTGGATGATCGCGGTACCTGCGCCAGCCGTCGGGAACACAATGGTGAACGTACCGCTAGACACCACCTGATCCGTCACGAAGTCCAAAATGCACACCGCATAACCCGTGCTGGCCTGATAGATCATCGCGCCGCGCGTCGTGAACGTCGCGGAGGACCAGCTGGTGTCGTTGAAGTCCACATAGGCAGTCGTACCGCTGGAAGTCGGAGTGATGTTCACCAGCGTGTTGCCACCCGTGGTGTAGCCACTACCGTTGGCCAGCTCATCACTGTTGCTGGTCATGTTGCTGTAGTTGGTCGTCGCAGCACCATACGTGCCGGTGATGCTGGCACCCGCCTTGAACAAGGCGATCTTGTAGGCCGGGCTGGCCGAAGTCGTAAAGTTATGCGTTCCAGTGAGCAACTGCACCTTGAAGCTGGTGCACATCGCTTGTGTCAAACCTGCCATATCACTCTCCTAATTAAACGCCACGCGCATACGGCGGGGGATTCGAGACCAACGGAACGCGGAGCATTCCGTCGCGGTATTCGTCGCGACGTCCGCGACCTTGCTGCTCTGCTGCCAACTTGGCCACAGCGTCATTGTAACGCTGTTGGAACTGACCAATCATTTCCTGCGGACCCTTGGTGAACAGGTACGCCTCTACCAGCACAGCATAGGTCAGCACTTCCGGTGCGTTGTCAGAAATCCATGTGTTGGGATTGGTCGCAGACAACTGCTCCGGCCGACGGAAGTACGCCAGCTCAAGCTGGTAATTCAACGATCCTGTCAGCGCAGGTGCAATGTAGAGCGTGGTCTGATCCCACATGGCGTAGTACTTGGGCGTCGCCGAACTGGTGGACGTGTTGGCCACGTATTCGGTCATGAAGCTGATGTCGCGCTGCTCGAGCATGACGCGGTTGCCATTGGTCGGGATGTACTGCAGGTAACGCGGGAACAGGAAGCCGCTGGGCACCTGTACCTTGGGATTGGTTGTGCCGATCGTTGCAACGTCGTACTCCTTGAACACGTCAAGGTCGACGTCCCGCATGATGCGGTTCTCAGAGACAAGGATGAAGTTGCCCAACACCGTCGGCGTAAAGACGTTGGCGTCGATCTCCATGTAACTCTTGATGTTGTCAGTGAACTGTGTGTAGTTCATGTAATTACGACTCTCACCGAATTAAGCATGCATTGAGCTAGAACGAGGTCCTTTTGCGGATCAGGAAACATTCCAACCGAAGCAAATACCGAGTTGCCCGGACCGCCGACGTACACGTCAACAGGTTCCTTGGGCTGCGGACGCGGCTCTTGCAGAGCAATAGCATCCGAGACATTTCGGCGAGGCTCAAGCTGCGGATGCTTGGGCTCGTAGCAAAACGGGCAGGTCTTCAGACCCTGCCATTCCTTTCTCAGCTCACTGAGAAAGAACCGCTGGTTACAACGGTCACACAGCGCAAGGGATCGTCTTCCTTGCGCATACATTATGCCATCGTCCGGTCAGGAACCAAATACACGCTGGCAATATCACGGTCTTCCTGCGCAGCACGCAAGAAGTCCTCTTCGTAAATCTGTTTGAGCATCGTCATCCGTTCCGGCGCACGCTTCATCGAGATGTAGTACGCCAGCCCCGATGCCAGACACGGCAGGAAACGGAAGTTGATGTCCGTCGTGTTGGTGTAGGCCCCCGCATCCTGAATACGCTTGATGGCGTAATACACGAACGTGTAGGACTGCGAGGAATCCGGGTTGGGGTAGAAGTACACCTGCGGTGTGATCGTGCGCTGTACGTAGAACTGAGCAGGCCTTGCCTGCGTGCTGATCTTGACAGGCGTATGCAACCACTCTGCCCGGCTAAAACGGTTCAGTGTGATGTCCGTCTGCACCCCGTTCAACGTCGAACGGATCACGGCTTCCAGCACGTTGACAGTATCCAACGGGAGGTCGTACTCATACGTCCCCGCCGTCAACGCCAGCGTGCGCTGTTCAATCGTCCAGAGGTTCAGACCACGGCTCGCCCAATCCAAGAACATGAGGTTCAAGGAACGGCGAGCCGTTTTGATGTCGTAGCCTGCACGAGCTTGAAGACCGCAGCGCTCATACGCTTCGGTTATCAGCTCATCCACGTCCAGATCGAACGTGGTTGTTCCGGACGTGGTCATTACCAGCTGGTCGGCTGCGGAATGCGCTTGGTCGGGGGATTCTCAACCGAGCCCGCATTTTTCTGGGCTTGGAAGTTGACATCCACCGGCACTGGCTTCTTGGCCTGTTCAGTGCTCTCGGACATCACAGCACCAAACCCTTTGATTGCGGCTCCAACGCCGCGCTTGCCACCTTGTTTCATGTGATTCTCCTTGGTTAGCCAAACTTGCGTTTCATGGAGCCGCCGCGCTTCTTGTGCTCGGCCTTTTCCATGGCGGCGGATTCCTTTGCCTCATGCTTCATCATAGCTGCTTTGCTGGCGTACCGCTCGCCGCTGCCTTTTTCCATGATGCCGCCCTTGGCCTTCTTCACCGCCTTGTGCGCCACGCCCATCGGCTCGTTCTCATGCTGCTGCATGCGAGCGTCTTGACGCTTGTCGTAGGCCGACGGCTTGACTTCACCGCCCTTGGCATAGGCGCGCTGGGGAGCGATCATCGGCAGGTTCTTGGCCAGCTTGCCGGGCATCAGGGCGCGGCCCTGACGGTCCTTGATGGCATCGCCGCCACTGGCCATTTTCTTGGCCTTGGTGATCGAACCACCCTTGGCGGCTTTGATCGGCATACCCATTGCCATCATCTTGTGGCGATTGGTGTTCTTGCTCGTGTATTCCATGTCCGTCCTTTCAACACTTCCATCGTTTGAGAGAGGCTTTGGCACGCTCGGCCGGGCCCTTTGATTTTGCCACTACTCCTGCCATCCGTGCACAAAACGACCGCTTGCGCGGGCCACCTTCAGGCTGTGGAGCCTTCAGGTTGCTGCCTGTCTCACGGTTGTACTTCGCCCTGCCTTTGGCCGTCAGGCCTGCGCCTTTTTCCGTGGGAAGCTTCTCGCCTCGTCCAACGGAGAGCACAGGCCCGCCTTTCTTCAGCTTGGCGGTCTTGGCTGATTCTTTGAAGGCTTCAGCCGTGGGCGCACCCGGTTGACCAACAGCGCGCATTTTCTCGCCAGAGCCTGCAGCGATTCTTTTGCGCTTTGCATTGATATTGGCATAGAGCCCTCGACTGTTAGCCATAGAACGCTGTCACCGACACTACGGAAGGCATGCCAACATACAGCCCGCTTTCGGCCAGAATCCCGTCGCCGGGAACCATGAACGAAAAAGGTGTTGCAGAGGTGGTATCCACTTCCATCAGAATTCCGGAATACATCGAGACGTTACCGCTGGTAGTAGCCGATGACGCCGTGACAGTGAACTGCGTAGAGCTGGCCGTGACAATCACGTACACAGCATCTGTTGCCGTGCCCGAGGTGAAGTCTAACCACACACGATCCCCCACCGCTACGCTGTTGGCCATGGTGACCGTGATTGTAGTGGTGGTCTGCGAATACGTGCCGGTGGTGGCCACGTTATTGGCAAAGACAGTGTGAATGGCACTGGATGATGCCGGAGAAATGATTCCACCCTTGAGACGAGTGCGGCCACTGGCCACAATTGCCCCCGATGTAACCCGATGCCCCGACTTTACGTCGAACTGAAATGTCATGATTCCCCCATTCAAGAAAGGCCCCTTGTTACAGGGGCCTTGTTAATTAAACGGGTTCAGCGGAGCCGTCTTGTGCGCGCTGCATGTACTCAACCGTGACGACCATCGAACCGGCAGTCGGGTTGCCCGTGGCGGCAGTGAACGTGCCGTAGATCGTGACATCGCTGGTGCCGATGTTGTTGGTCTGCGCAACAACCATGGCGGCATCAATGGTGGCCTGAACCACTTTGACCGAAGAGGTCGTGGTGCTGACCGTGGTCATGTATTTGTTGGCCGTGCCGACGTTACCAATGGTGACGCCCACGTTCGAGACGCTGCCGCCGCTGATTGCGGTGACAACTTCGATGTCGAAACGAACGATCTTCGAGCCTGCCGGAAGAACGAAGAGAGCCTGTGCAGTCGGCGAGGTGGTCATGGCCGCATACGAAACCGTTGCGGTTTGGGCCAGCATTACGACACCGGTGTTCTCACCCGAGGCAACAGTGCCTTGGCGAACGGTGCCCGCACGAATAGGACCTGAGAAGGTAGTAAAAGACATGATGGTTCCTTGTGTTGTAGCACATCCCGGCACAGTCACTACAATGTCGGCTAGGGCCGTCTGCGCTGGTGAATATCCCTAGAAAACAGGGGGACCGAGGCCCCCCTGTCTCATTACTGCATCAAGCTCCCGGCGAGCCGTAGGCACCGCGCGGGTCGGACCAGCCGAAGCTGTAACGCTCGCGAGCCTTGTAACGCACGTTGCCGGTGTCGAAGTCACCCTCGAAGGCAGTGCGGATCGGCGAACGCTGGAACATCTTCAGGCCGTTCGGGGCGTCGGTCATCAGGAACCAAGCGTCAGCGTCGGTCAGGTAGTGGTTGACCACAAACCCTTCCGGAATCAGACCCATGGACTTGATGGCGTTGATGTCGTTGTCGGCCGTTGCGGTACGCAGGGTCGACTTCATCAGACGCTCGGCGGTGAACTGGTTCTCTTTCGGAACCACCATGCGGGTCGCCATAACGGCGATCTTCAGGCCACGTTCGTCGGTGAACCCGGCGATGTCGATGATGCCCTGTTCGAGGGAAGTCTCGTTCAGGTCAGCAGCGGTCGCAGGGGTGTTCGAGAAGTTCGGGCCCAAAGCGGTCGGGTGAGCGGTGCTGAACAGAGGCACGCCGTCGCCGCCGTAGTACTGAGCGGAGTTGGTGAAACCGTTGTTCAGAATCGACGCACCGTTGACCTGCTTGGTGTGTGCCATCGAGCGAGCCAGCGCCTTGGTGTAGCGCGCAGCCAAACGATCGTACAGGTTGTCTTCGATCGCCTCTTCGGTGATCGAGAACGCCAGTGCGATGGTCTGGTGGGTGTAGCGCGCAGTGAACGACTCGTTGGCTTGGTCGTATGCAACGCCCGCGCCTTCGGCCTTCACAGGTGCTTGCGCAAACCCGGTCAGCATCACTTCTTCTTCAAATGCACGCTCGGACGACTCAATTGCGAAGACGTCCTCGTGCTCGTTTTCATAACGCTTGTACTCCAGACCGAACAGGGCGTTCAGGCCGGGCTCAAGCTCTTTTACCAGTTGGGCGCGTGTAATGGCCATGATTAGACTCCCGCAGTGCCGGTACTAGAACCGTACAGGTGGTTGTTGATCTTGACGATCAGTTGGGTGTTGGCCGAAGTGAGGTCATTCACGTTCGGAGCTTGGTTCACACCAATGATCTTCAGCTCATAGGTCGCGTTGCCCGTTGCCGGGGTGCCGATCTGCATGCCAGAAATGCCGGTGGTGGTGCTGCCCGACACGCTGGTATCGATCTGCGCATTGCGACCAATCGCGGTGTTGCCGGGAGTACCGACAGCTTGTGCGACGAACGAGGCCGAAGGATCATCCACGATGAAGGCTACGATGTCCGAAGCAACGATGCTGCCCGGGTAGTAGTTCTTGAACGTGGTCTTTTTGGTGGTCGGGTCGGTGTACTGACAGCCGATAAACACACCCAGAGTTGCGCCCGACGAGTATGCGGCCAGATAGCCACTCGCCAGAGTTACGAGGTCGCCCTGAAAGATCGCGGTGCCATAGTTGCTCGAAATGCGATATTGCGTATCGCCTTGGTTCGCAACAGTGCTACCAACCCGACCAATCGGACTAAACCCAAAGGCTTTATTGGTGTTAGCCATGGAAAGTCTCCAAATGATTTAAGGTCAATTACCCCTCGCCTTTGCGAGGAGCATTAAAAGATACACGAGAGGTCCGTTCAGGATCATTTATGCGCATTGAGGAATGCGCATTCTCACGCATCATGTCGTTGTCGACTGCTTGGAGTTGATCTCTCGCTGCCTTGGCGTAGTACGCGTTGCGTTCGGCTTTGGTCTCAAGGGGAATCTTGGCAAGCATCAAACCACCCACTGAAACGACGCCTTGATACTTGCCGTCATCTACAGTAGGCAGCATGTCACGGTACTCTTCAGGCACTTCCTCGATTCTCACGAGTTCGTAACCCTCACGAAGCTTGCCGTAGACGTGTTGCTTGTCAACGTGCCCATTTACCTCTGCACGAATCCAACGATAGTCATACCCTTCAGGAGCGGGAGGCGCATCCAAACGCGAAGGACGAACCCATGGACGACGGCGCGCAGTTGCCTCACGAGTCTTGTCGGTGCGGGAACCGCGATCAATTTTCAGCTGATCCATTTGAGTTACTCCTTCACATATTTGGCGTATTCCTCGAGAGGAACGCCAAGTTTCTTAGCAATCGCGACCTGACTCGGCGAGAGTCGAACGGCGCGGCGTGCAGAGCTATTGACCCCGGAGGATCGGGTGGCAGGCGCAACTGCTTGCACGGGACGTTGCGCTCTGGGTTGTTGCTGCGGCGGTTGTTGCTGCGGCTCCGAATTAAACTCCTTCGGAAACACAGCATGGACCCGCCTGTCAAGCTCATCATAATACTCATCGGACGACGCGTCAAACTTTTCTGTATCCACAAGTTGCTTGTGGATTTCCCACGCCGTCTTGGTCATCGTGACGTTTGTTCCGAACCACGGATTGGCCAGCGCCCAGTCCTCGGCTCGGGGGTCTGGCGGGGTCTGTGGTCGCTGCGGTGCAACATAAGCCTGAACCGGCGGCGGCGGGGTTTGCGCCCGCTGGGTCTGCTCGGCAACGTGCCTATGCTCCATCTGCAGGCTGGTCAGCCGCTCCAGTGCCTCGGTCTCGGTGTCGATGTCCCCTTCCTCGCGTGCCTTCTTGATGATCTGCTTCAAGGTCAGCGACTGGGTTTCGATCCGACCCTTGGCCTCGCTCAACCGGCCGTTGTCAGTGTAGTGCAGCCGCTGGGAGAGCTCCTCGGCCTGCCGTTGCACGCCTTGGGCGTACTCCAGCGCGGCCTGTTCCCGGCGTTCGGTCTCGCGCAGGCGCGCAGTCAGCCGATCGATCCGCTTTTGGACCTTCTCGCTGTACTGCTCGAGCTCGTTCTCGGGCTTTTCCGGCTCTGCCTTGGGCTTTTCAGCGGCAGCAACCGGTTCCGGCGCAGCAGCCGCTTCCGACTCTAGGTTAACGGTCACAGACTTGGGGTTTTCGCCCAAGTCCAACTCAACTTCTGGGTTGTCTGTCTCAATAGTCATTGTGGGCTCACATATGCAAGATGTCTTCGGGGTCCTGCACGAGGCCGAGAATCTCGTCGTCGTTCAGGATGCGGATTTCGCCACCGTCAATATTCATACGGGAGCCGCCGTACCGGGCAAAAATCACCCAGTCGCCTTCCTTGCACCATGGACCGTTGGGGAACTTGACCTCGTCTTTGTAGGCCAAATCGCCCATCTTCAGCACGTAACCACAGGTCGTGGTCAGCTGATTCAACTGCCGAGTCTGGTCAGCCAAGGCAATACCGCCCTTGCTCTTGTCCGGGCCCCGGTAGGGTAGAACGGTGATACGCCAGCCCGTGGGGCGCGGAATGCGATCCAGCACCTTCTCGGGCATGCTCGAGGGGTCAAGAGCGTTATCGCCCTTGTAGAGGTCCTGCAGCTCCGGCTCGCGGTTCTGTTTGGCCTCTTCCTCTTCCTTCCACTTCTGCTCCAAGGCAGTCAATGGCCGTTCCTGCACTGCTTCTGCATCACTCATGGGACTCCTTTATTGAGGTTGGTTACTGCCTTTGTTGAGACGATCCACAATGGCTCGCTCGACAAACTCTAGACCCTCAAGTCGTCCCATCATGTGTTTGTACTGCTCCATCGACTTCATGGAACCGTTCAACACAATGTGACTCGCGTCGGCTTTCAGCTGACGAATATCGTGCAGCACTGCTTCTGCAAACTCAAGCATGGTTACTCCATGTAAAAGCAAGCGGGCATGGGCCCCCGCCTGTTGGCCTTAAATCTGTTTGTTAGTACACGCCCACCGGCAGTTTGCCGTCGCGCTTGTAGGTGACGCTGCCACCCTTTTTGCGGATCGCGGCGATTTGCTTGCGCGTGGTGATCGACGTACCGGTCTTGTCCGGCGGTGAGCTCTTGAAACCGCGACGGCCCTCGGCAGCAGCAGCCTGCTTTTGCATCGCCGCTTCACCACCTTGCATTTTTCTGGCCAATCCGCCCTTGCGGAAACTTCCTGTAGGCTGGCCCTTTAATGGCACGGCAATCTCTGATAGTTCTCGGGGCGTTCTTTGCATCATGGGTGTCTGCTCTCGCATGCTTCTTTCCATGCGGCGCACTTCTTCAAACTTGGGATTCATCGTTTCCTTAAAACTCTTTTTAGGCAGAGTTTCAGGCAGACTGCGACGCTTATTTTCTGGGCGATCCATATCTGCCCGCTTCAGCCTTTCTAAGGCAGCGTCGTAACCACCACCTCTTGCCGGAGGGTAACCTTCCATCGGCCCTTGCTGTGGCGTTTCCCGTTGCTGTGGCGTTTCCCGTTCCCCTTGAGCAGGAGAGCCCTCATTCCGACGTACCGGGCGCTTGCTCTTGCCCGCAGTCTTCAGTGCAATCGCAACGGCCTGCTTTTGCGGACGGCCCGTGTTCATCAGCTCCTTGATGTTGGTGCTGACGACCTTCTTGCTACTTCCCTTTTTGAGAGGCATTTGTATTTCCTTTAAAAGCGGGCATCGCCCGAAGCATTGCAATTCGCTCGGTGGAGGCAATCTTCTGCTGTTCCAACGCGCCGTCCTGTTGCAGTTCCTTCTCGTCCAGCATGAGCTTGGCCTGATCCGTCTTGGCCCGCGACTCAACTTCCATCTTCTTGACTTCCACCAACGGGTCGGTCTGGTTCGCTTCGCCCGACAGTTGCTGCTGCAGTTCACGCAGCTTCTGCATGTGATCGGCAACCTTGGTTGCGATCATCGCTTCACGCTGCATGGCAGAGACTATCTGATCCGGATCAACGCCATACAGACGGAAGAGTTCGGCCTCGACCTGCTCCTCGGCCTTCAAACGGATGTGCTCAAGCACGTGTTTTTGCAAGGACATCGCTGCCATCGGGCTGCCCTGCAACAGCGGCGACATGCCCTGCACAAGGTGCGCAACGATGTGCGCATCGTGCAACTGGCCAGCAAACGCCTTCAGGTCCATGCCGTCCAACACGTCCGCGTTCTCGGTTGCCGGGTCCTTGGGCATGCCCACACGCTGCGGACGCAGGATGCTGTCGATATCTCGGATGTTCATCGCCGAGTACATGCGATAGAACGCCTGATACATGTTATGCATCTGCGGCGCGGACTGCGCCAACTGCAATTGCGTCTGTGCCAGCGTTACGCGCTGCGCGGTCGAAAAGATGTTGGGATCGGCAACGGGCAGCACCGCCACCATGTTGTCGAAGTCCTTCTTCTTGATTGTCCGCGAGGCACCCGGCACGTCATAGGGATACTCATCCGGCAGGTACGCTGCAAAGCCCTCGGCCAGCAGCTTGAATTCGATCTTTTGGGCATAGTGCAGCCGACGATGAATCGCCGACATGACCATCGAGCCCCGTTCGAGCAATGCAATCGTGGTTCCCACTGCCGCATATTGGTTGCCATCGCCCACCTGCATGTCTGCCGTGTTGGCCAAGCGCTGACCCGCTTCCACCGAGAAGCCCAGCAGCTGGAACAGCGTCTGCGACGGCTCCTTGTACGGCAGCGGCAGCATCTGGGTGGTCAACTCCGCGCCACCCGCATCCATGTCGCGCCATTCGCCCGGCTGCAGCGGCACATCGTCGTTCATGATCCGCGCGCCTTTGGCCTTGAAGCCTGCAGGCAGGTTGGCGAGCGTTCCAGCGTCCAACAGCTGGCGCAAAGCACCCGTCGCGGCCCGTGACAGGCCACCAATCAGGTGCACAAGGCCCAAGCCATACGAACCGAGGCCCTCGATGAACACGTAATGCACAAAATACTGCTTGCGTTGCTTTTTTGAGTCGTTTTCACGCCAGTTTCGACGTATGGCAATCACTTTCTGTTGCGATTCTTCGATTGTGACGACATATGGCAGCTTGATGCCGGTTGGTTCGTCGTCTTCATCCTTGTCTTCAAAGCCCGGGAGGTCCAAATCGACCTGAAACTCGAGGAAAAACAGCTCTTCGGTCTCAGTTGAGGGCAAAATTCCCGAAATTTTGTCGATTCGCTCGCCAATTTGGTCCGGAATGGCCGGTTGCGGGCTCGGTTGCAGGTTCAAATCGAGGTATTCACCGCAGTAGACGCGCTTTCGGTAGTCGTTATCGCTCATCGCGATGCGGTGCGTGATCCGAGGGCACTCCGACATGACGCTGGAGCCCGCATAGGGGATGTACAGGTCGTCAGGCAGCACCAATTTGCTGACCATCCGCTCCTTTTGGTAGTCGTAGTAGACCTTTTTGAAGGTCGAACCGCCGTATCCGGTGTAGAACATCGCCTGATCAAACTCCGGCGTGTACTCCTCCATCACCGTGGTGATCTGATAGTTCATGAAGTCAGAGACGCGCTGCGACTGCTGCAGCTTCTCGACAGTCTCCTTCCCCAATACCTGACCGCGAACCGGGCCGCCAGAGGGCATCAGCTCCTTGGTGGCCTGCGCTTGGAACTGGACCACGGCCTCAGACAGCATGGGATGCGCCACACCCGATGCGCCCTTGAACGGCTTGGTGCGCTCTTCGTACTTGAAGCCCAACAGTTCGAGGCCCTTGGAGTACTGCTGCTCCCACTCGCCGCGCGAAGTCTTGTCGGCATCAAACAGGACCATCAACTCAGAGCTGATGTGGCCCAGTTCCGCATCGTCCACCACCTCGGCAAGGTTGGCATCGAACGAGACTTCCTCGTCGTCGCCAATCTCAACGGTCGCGCCACCGTCCTCATCGAGAATGATCTCGATGTCCGGCGATTCGTCATCCATCATCTCCAGCGCATCACCTGCGCTGATTTCGTTCAATGCCTTGTCGATTGACATGGTCGTCCTTACAAGTAGGTGCGGTTGTCGTCCATCTTACGCTCAACCAGCCCACCCTTTTTAAATGGAATGCCCGTCTGGCGCAGCTTATCTGCCGTTTCATCGCCCCAGCGAATTGCAGGAGACTGATAGGTCTTGCCCGTCAATCCGTTTTTGTGTTCCACCATCAACAGCTCAAAGCCCGCCTTCTCCCCACCAAGGTCCTTGATAACCTGCCTCATGTTGTTGGCTATGTTGCGATACAACTGCGCCTCTTTCGATTCTACCGAGGGGAAGCTAACCATGCTCAAGCCACGCTCAATTGCACCGTTGATGGCGTTCTTGATCAGCAACTGTTGCACTTCCTGCGGCTTGTGCTCCATGCCAGCAAAGGCTTCATGGATACGATATGTCGGCGGGGTTTTTTCAATTAGGTATTCGCTCGCCAGTAAGCGGCGCTTTGCCGGGACCTGTGCCTTAATCTCATTGAGCATCTTTTGCCCAACACCTTGCAACTCATCCGGAAGACCACCGAGCAAGTCTAGTGCCCTGTCCATGGATGAATCGCCTGCTTCTCTCTTATAGTTCCCCGTCAATTCCATCATCATGTGCGTGCGCGTGTTATCCAGATAGTCCCGTTGATTAGAACCTTTTGGAAACGGCGTCAGAAGCTGTTCAATCACCGCATCATGTTTGTTGGTTATTTCCCGATCCTTTTCTACGCTCGAACCGCGTTTACCCAGCGTGCGCAAATCATCCAGCCGATCCGGCTGCAACTCCAACACATGCAGCGCCTGCGTCTGACCCTGTCCGGGAATCACTGCAGGAATCTCCACGAACCGAGAGAAGCCAATCGGGTTTTCCGATGCAATCGTAGAATGCTGGCCCGTATACAGTTTGTACTTATCCCGAACTGCATCAAGTGGTGCAAGAGTTTGTCTAGTCTGCTTGAAAAGGTTAGCGGCTACGGCGTCCTTCTCCACCGCTTTGCTCACTTTGATCCGTAATTCCTCAAGTACTAAATCCGGAAGCCTGAGGCCGGGTCCCAGTGAAAAAGGATCCTCCGGTTTAATATTTGTACCCAGTTTTTTGTTGAGAGCCTGCAATGCCTCTTTGGCAATCTGATTCGTTGCCTGTTCCATACCGGCCAGCTTCCACGTATCTGCTTCTTTCATCTGAGCTTTAATTTGCTCGTATTTTGGACTTAAAATAGGATATTCAACTTCTTGCATCAATTGTTTTAATTCGGCGGAAGGCGTTTGCCGGTACTGCTGGACCAAGCCCCGCAAGTCTTTCAAAATCTTTTCCCCTTGCGGTAACGCTTCGGCATAGGGGGTAGAAAGAAACTTCTCAAAGTTTTGTAATTGTTCTTCTGGCAACTCATCGGTTCGCAAAAGTGAGAAGGGATGGGGGAGGTCCTTCAACATTTTTTTGGATTCCGATACATAGGCAGGCGCACGTTCAAGCAGATTGATTGCGCCTATTGCCTCGCCCGGGAACGGATTGTCGTGGGCCGCGTAAAACTGCCCAATCTTTGGTTCCTTGATCTCCGTCTTCCAACCGCGCGGTGAATACAGGTCCGCGAGCCGCGATCCAATGTCCTGTGACGTCAGCTTCGTGCCCGGCGCAACATCAGCCAACGCTTCCTGCGCCCGCGTAATCTCGTGATCACGAAACTTGCCCTTCAAACTTTTCAGGAACTGCTCTGGCGTAGTTTTGCCCTGCATCTGATCAACATGCATCTCCAGCTTGCTCACGAACGGGCGGTCGGCTTTTTCATGCAGCGACAGTTCATCCCACTTGGGCACGGCCGGAGTGGCGGGCGTTACAGGGGGCGTCACTTCGGGCATGGCCTGCAGCATCTGACGAGATGCCGTCGGAGCAGCTGCTACTGGAGCAGGGGTGGCCTCGGGGACCGGCAGCGGCAACTCCTGTTGTACAGGAGGTTGGGCCGTGGGCCGTGGTTCTGGAACCGGTGCGGCACGCGTAACCGCCGCTTCCTGTGCAGGCATCTCCCGCAGTGCCTTGGCCGCTTCTCCCGCTTTACCGATCATGCGACGCGCGCCGAGGACAACACCGGTGGGCGAAGCAAAGGAAGACAGCATTGAGCCCGCCTCGTAGGCGGCCTTCAGATTGGGTTGCGTGGGTGCCGGTTCGCGCAGCCCGGCGTTTTCCATCTGGCGCTTTAGGTACTCCGTGCTACCCACTTGCTCTTGGTTGATCCCGGGCAGCAGTTTGCTCACGCCCGGCACGTTGCGACCGATAAACGTTGCAATATCCACCGGAGCCCCGACAATGGTATAGGGCAAATCAGCTACGCCCCTGCCAAATGCTTTGGTCTGCTCCTTGAACGACTCCCACGTGCTGCGCGCCGGGGTCTCGCCCTGCTCGGGGCTGCCCTCGGCGCGAAATACCGCACTCTGCCCCGGCATTGTTCCACGTGGAACATTTCCGGCCATGTTGGCCACCGTCTGGTTGGCGGAGTTGGCAAACGGAGACTGCACCTCAAATCCGGCCGGAGTGATGGGCTCAACAATGCCACCCAAGGCCAAACGAACAGGACCACCTCCTTTCGGTTGCAGTGCAGCAAAAGGGTTTGCGGCTTTCAGGTCCAGCGATGCGACCACCGGTGTCGGGGCAGGCTCGGCAGTCATCTCATCCAGCATGCTGCGCGCCCGTACCAGCGGCTCGCCCGACTTGGTGGTGTACTCCTCATCATCGTCCTCATCGCCCAGCGCGGCCAGTGCCAGCGCCGCCTGATAGTCCGGGCCATACTGGCTGGCGGAGGACAGCAAATCCTGTGGACTGGCGGCCTTGGGCGTGGCCCCGGCGCGCGTTGCAGCGGCCTTCTGCCCCTGCGCTTGCAGGTTGGGGTTCATGCGCGCGGGCGTGGGTGCGGGTGCAGCCGCCGTTGCTGCGACAGGGGCCGCTGCCGGAGTGGCGCGGGCCAGCAACGCCGATGGCAGGTCCTCGCTGGCTTTGCCCACCTTGGCCTGTTGCCGTGCGATGAATTGACCCACCGTCTCCTTGCGCATCTCCGGGTTGTCCCGCAGCTGCTTTTCCGCGCGCTTCTTGGACAGGTAGCTGTGCAGCAACTTCGGCATCGGCATGTTTGGCGTCTTTTCCACGGCCGCCAGTGCATTTTGCGCGCCGCGCGGACCCAAGAAATGACCGATGTAGTGCTCATAGTCCGATATCTCACGGCCCATGCGCTTGGACAAATCCTTGTCCACGTTGGCCATGAACCGAATGCCCGCATCCGCGTTGGCATTTGCATCAAACACCGTGCGCTCGTCCAATCCCATGGACTTGGCCGTCTCCGGCACAAACTGGAACAGCCCCGCCGCACCACCAAGGGGGTTTTTTGCTGCCGGATCAAAATTGCTTTCAAGGCGCACGAACCGCGCTGCGCGGTCCGGGTCAACACCCATCTGCGCCGCCTTGTCTCGCACCAACTGCTCATACTCAGCGCGCTGTTGCGTGGTCAAGGATTTCGGGGCAGCGGGTTCGGCCATCAGTAGTACTCCATCACCTTTTCCTCGACCGGATCGTCGTCGAAGAAGTCATCGCGCAGAGATATGAAGTTGCCCTGCCGGAAACGATGCCAAGCCATGACAGCACTGTCCACTTGGTCATCCTTGCTGCCATTCGGAAATGCAGCCAATTCCTCCACCAGTTCCTCGGCCCATTCCTCACCTTCAGGATACCAGATCATACCCGATTCCAGCAAGGGCGCAACAGCATTCGCGCGACTCACCTTGTCCTGCCCGGAGCGCCGACCACCCGGGGAGTACAGCGTCACAGGAACACCCATGCGCCGCAACTCCTGCTGCAACGACATGCCACTTGCCTTGGCCTCAATCAACACATTGTCAGGATTCCAATACTGGTACTCGTTGCGCGCAACGCGCTTCAACTCCGGAAAGTCCCACTGACCGCGCTGCACGCCCAACAGCAACAAACTCGGACCGGAGTCCGCGTCCGGCGTGAACACCCCCCACGTCGAGATGACAGAGTAGTCCGCCGTCTCCTTCTTCGAGTACGCCGTGTCCAGACTCTGGATGATGTACTCGCACTGCGGGACATACCCCTGCGTCCACTTCCTCCACCAGTGCCGCTTCAGGATCGCACCCTCATCATTGGTCGGCTGCTGCTGCCACTGCGCCTGCCACTTCTTCATGCCAATCGAGACCTTGACCTTCTCCAACTCGTCAAGGCTCCAGTACCCGGGCCACAACGGATTGCCAGAGGGCAGGATCGCCGGGAATTCAATCACCTCCCACTGGTCAGACTTCAAGTACCCTTGCTGGTGGATCAGGCGGCCAGACAAGTCATCGGTCTTCCACCGCGTGTTGATCACGATGATCGCGCCGTTTGGCTGCAAGCGCTGGCGCGGACCCGAGGTGTACCACTCCCACGTGTTCTCCATCGCCGTCTCCGACAGCGCGTCCTGCTCGTCCAAGATGTCGTCCAAAATGACAATGTCACCACCACGACCGGTCATCGCGCCACCCTTACCGATGAAAAAGGCTTCCCCTCCGTGGGCCGTGGCCCACCGTCCGGCAGCCTTGCTGTCCGCTGCAAGCTTCATGTCAGGGAACAGCTCCTTGTACGAATCGTGATCGACAAGGTTTCGGATCATCCGGCCAAACCGCTGCGCCAACTCCGCTGTGTGCGAGCCAACAATGAGTTTTGCATCGGGGCGACGGCCCATCAGATACGCCGGGAACAGATAACTGCCCATCTGACTTTTTCCGTGGCGCGGGGGCATCGCGATCATCAGGCGCTTGCACTTGCCAGCAACCACCCGATCAAAGGCCTCGGCGATGATCCTGTGGTGATCCCCGACAAGCATTTCTGGCCAGACGTACTGGCAGAAGGGAAGGAAGTTCGAGGTGCACGCCTCGCGGGCTTCCAACTGCTTGAGACGGAGCTCGAGTCGGAGCTGCTCGGCCTCGACGTCTGTAGGTACAGAAAGCTTCGTAGGTTTCATAAGTTGCAAATATACCCCCGGGGTGCACCTTTTTACAACAAAGGGGGCCCTTTTTCCAAACTGTTTTGTGGGTGTTCTGTATGGCAGAAATCGAGCTTAAAGCCTCGTCTCTACAGAAGCTGGCCTGTTTTTTCCCCTACCCCTACCTCTAAGTCACTTGCCCCGCCTGCAGCGCATTCGCGCTGCTAAAACACAGGCGGGGCACGCAGCGCGAACCCGATAGCGCGAGGCTATCGGGTCAGGCACACCGATAGCGGTGCGCTATGCCTTGGCAGCGGCCTCCTTCTCGCGTGCCAGTTGCTGGTTGCGTGCATCGCGTGCCGTCAGCGCTGCTGCTTTGCTGTCGTGCATTTCAGTCCATCCAAAATTCACGTTCAGGTTGCGGTCAGACTCGAACCAGTAGGTGCCGTAATCCTTGTCGTATTCGTGATCCACCTGCTGCAACATCAACAACGCTGCCGCCATCTGAGTGCGGGTCTTGATGTCCATGTGCTCGGGCATGATGTAGCTATTGCCGCCGATGGTGATGGTCTGAACTCGTTTCATGTTGCTATCCTTTCTAGGTTGTCCGCCGGAATGGCGTGCCGCCACTATAAACAATTCCGGCGGACTGTGCAAGCTTTTTCGTAATTGATTTTAGCTATCAGGGCGCGCGCCCTGATAGCTATTTATAGTCCAGGTGTTATTCGAATGTGATGCGCGCCTCGCTCATCACTTCGCTGACCTTCTCTTTCCAGTCGATCTCATCGAGGACGTCTTGGATTCGCGTTGAGATATCGAAATCATCAAGGTCGAAGTGATGTGACATGTAGCGATCTATCTGGCTCTCCACATCGAGATTGTTCTCTGCCCACGTTGTAATGCGATCATCGAGGGCGTCCTCGTCCACCGCGATGCGCGCCGCGACTGTCTCCTCAAGCTCGGCGCGTGCATCTGCAAAGCGCGCGCCGATTAGGGTATCCAGTTGCAAGGTCACCGCTGCGGTGACCTGTTCGACCAGAGTCGCGAGCATCGCCTCGAGCATCTTTACTACTGCTGACTGTTCCATGTCTTTATCCTTTCTAGGTTATCCGCCGGAATCGACGTGCCACTACTATAAACAGTTCCGGCGGATTGTGCAAGCTTTTTATTCGTCCCCGTAATCTTCCACATCCGATCGCATCGCGTCGATCGAATACTGGCCGTTGAGCAACTCGCAAAGCAGCTGCAGGGCGTGGTCGATGGTCAGGCCGTCCGAGCCGATCCACTGGCGCAGGGCGTCGGTGGTGATGGGTCTCATGCATCGCTCCCCTCGGGCAGTCCGTCCTCACCCGTGACAAGGTATCCGCCGAGGCACTCGCACCGCCAGCTGTCGCAGTCGATCAGCACCACGCCCGCATCGCCATGCGAGTCTTCCTCAGTGAGGCGATGTTCGGCATTCCAGATGCCGTACCCGGTATTTCCCTCGGCGGCCTGCACGCATTCCTGCACAAGGCGCGCGGCCGCATATTCCACATCGCCCGAACGTCCCACCATGCGCGCCTTCAAGGCGCGCACCACACCCGGCGCGCGCCACCCAGTCCAGTGGCAATAGACCACCGGGCTAAACTTCGAACCCTGCACCACCTGAAACAATACTCTGTCACCCATGACGCTATCCTTTCTGAGTTATCCGCCGGAATCGACGTGCAGCCACTATAAACAGAATCCCGGCGGAAGTCAACAGGCGCGCGCTCCGCGTGCCACGGCACGCGGAAAACACTGCGCGCGCCACCGTCCGAGCACCACGGCGCGCGGCGCTCGGGAGAATTTCACACCACCACCCACCGAGGGCCGAGGCCCGGTTTCCAGCTTATAGTTAACCGCTATTAATCCGCCGGTTTCAATAGTTTCCCCCTATATCCACCGGCGGCTGCAGCTGGTTGCTAAGTGTTCAGGCGCTCAACAGCTCCAGCGCCCGCTGTTTTAACGCGTTGCCAGTGCCGAACCACGCGGATTCTAAGCGCGTGTTATCGGAGCGGCCGCGCTCGTGGTCGACTAATTGCGTAACCGCATTCAGTGCTGCCCAGCGTGTACCCGCGACGCCTTTAATGTCCGCACCGATCGCTGCACCGTCGAACAATTCGAGAATGCGTTTATATCCTTTCGTTTCCTCGAGTGGCTTTGCACTGGTGTGGTAAGGCTTGAGCAGCTCGGCCACGAATGAATCGCACTCTTCGCGCGTCATGCTGTGCCCGGCAAGCTGGCGCGACTGAACCATAAAGCCCTCGAATTGATTCGCCACCACGCCCAGCTGCAGCCGGACAGAATCGGCGTCGAAGCGCTCGCTGTGCAGCACGCGGACGGCGGATTTTAAATAACCCTTATCTGTTTCGGCCTCGCCTGATACCGGGCGGCCGTTGCTGTATCCGCCCACGGCGGCCGTGATGGTGTTATTGCACACGACACGGATCGCGGTGAATTTCGCAATGGTTGCCATTGTGCCGTCGTAGGATGTGCCCAGCAGCAGGTACGGCTTGACGATATCGCCGTCCACCACTGGCGCGCCCTCGCCCACGCTCGCCAGTGCCCACACCCGGCGGCCATGCGACAGCGCGCCCGCCGTTTCAAGCTTGAATCCGCCGAGGTTGACCAGCGTGCGAAAAAAGCTCATTACCTCGGACGGTTGCACCACGTTGTAACCGTTCGACACTACGGCCAGCGGCGCGCCCGTGTCCGAGCGGTGCAATACTTTGCGCTCCGGCCATGCCTGCATGCCGGTAACGCTCGGCGTGGTGTATTCAACGACGGATTCGAGCACGCGGTAGTTTAGTCCGGCCTGTTCCGTCCATTGCTCAATAGTTGCATCCGGCGTTAATGCCTGCCCGAGGCCGTGCCACGGGGTTGCGCCAGTGTAGGCCATTGCTGCGCGGCCGGTTGTCTCGTCGATCATATGTGCCATTTTGCTATCCTTTCGGTTTAATTGTGCCGCTGCAATTGCAGCGACTAAAAACAGTTTATCACCCTTTTTTGAACCGCGCAAGCTTTATTTATCGCACTGGTCAATAAACCACCACAGCACAATCAAAACAGCTATGACGGCGAACATGCATCGCCCCCGATATCCCCGGCCACGTGATGACGCAACAGCGAGCCCGGGGGCAGCGAGCGAGCAAAGCTTCGCACGGCCACAGCATCATCGGCGCGGCCGGTCTTTTTCAGCCCGTGCCACTGAATAGCCGTCGGCCCGCCTGCGGCATAGCATCCGCCCTTCCCAGTGCCCACACGTTTTTTTCCGCTACCGTGCGCAACAAACACCACCACCAGCGAGCGATCACCACGGGCACACAATGGCGAGCCGTTGCCGCACTGCTGGCACGTGAAATTATCGGCGAGCTCCGCCGGGCATTGTGCGAACAGCACGCCATGCATACGTTGCGGCCACTGCGAGCCCAAGGGCGCAGCGTATACCGCCGGGCGGCCAAGCTCTACCGTGCGCACGGCATCGGCCATGCTATCGCACGATGCATTAAACACTGTTTTACCTTCGCGCGGCATCGGCAAAGCTTCCGCCGGGAAATGAGAATAAGTCCACGCCTTACCATTGCGCGGCACGGCGTCGGAAACGGCCTGCATGTATTCAACGTCGACAGCAACAGCGCCGGATTCACTGCGCGGATGCAATGCGCAGCTGGTCGGGCATGTTGCATAGGTTTCGTGCTGGCCGCTGCGATACGTGACAGCGATAGGGCCGGTCTTGCTGTTACCACTAACTGCGACGGTTTTAATCATGATTTATCCTTTCTGGGTTAGTAATGCAGCACTAATTCTAGCAGAATTTTAAAACAGTGCAAGCTCTTCAGAAATTACTTTTTTATCGGTCTTCGACTTGTCCCGATACTTTGCCAAAAAAGCGCGTAGCGCCTTCACGTTCGCGCGCGCCTCGCGTTGCAGCTCCGGCCCTTCCTCGCCCTGCAATTCGGCATAGTGGAAAAAGCCCTGCGCGGCGTCGGTATACTTGGCCAGCACGTAGGCGGCCTCGTGAATAATTAGCTCGTCGGCAAGCTCTTCCACCGGGCATTTATCGTCGACGGCGATAACGTCGGTCAGATGCATATAAAGCTCGTCACTGCGGAAAGCATCGCGGAGAATGCGCCTCATGATTTATCCTTTCTAGGTCAAGTAAGCGCAGCGCCCCGTGAGGCGCTGCTGTTTTTAGTCCAGGGTCCTACACGGCCAGTGTAACGTGCTCGCAAGCAAACTCAATCGCAATCTGCTGCGCCATTTCCGCAAGCGACTCCTCGCTGGTGATGTCCCCATGCACTTCCTGCACGTAAAACGAATTCCCCGAATGTTTTCCCGCGATGGTTCGGACTATTCCGTCGCTGGTTTGATAGGTGCGCTCGATCATGATTTTTCCTTTCTTGGTTGGCGTTGTCATGTGACAACACCGCTATTAGAACACAACTGTTTATAGCCGTCAAGCACTTTCGGAAATTATTTTTTGCTCGAGCTCCCCCCACGGCATGCCATGGGACGGCCACGCGGCCAGCGGTGCAATCCGCATGCCGTGCTCGGCCAAGGCAACAGCATCGAGGCCGCGATACAGGCACACCATGTCGGGCCGAGAGCGCGACGCCTTCCACAGGATCAGCACAAAGCAGGGGCGGCCAGCGAGGGCATGCCGGGTCAGGAAAGCAATCTGATGCGGCCGCAGGCCCACGGCATACCCTTGGACCACCTTCAATTCCATCATCGCGAACCGGCGGCCAGCCCCCACCAGCATGTCCGAGATGCCCAAATTGACCCTGTTTTCGATGCGGTCAATGTCCAGCCCGGCCAGCCCCTTGCGGACCCGGGCGGAAAAGGATGCCTCAGGTTTCATCAGAAAGGGGGCTAGGATCGATTTTCTCGAAAATGTCGGGCGGGGGGCTGTCCACCCCGGGGTCGAAGCTTGGATCGGCCTCTTTGGCGTTGCTGGAAGCTATCTCGTCGGGCGTGGCCTCGATCAGCCGCCCCGGCGGGCCGCCGTACAGCTTTTTGAGCTCGTCCAGCTTCTTTTGGACCTCTTCCTTGGACATTTGGTCGATCGTGCCGTGGCGGATTTCTTTGCGCTCGACGTAGATCGTCCCCAGCGCCTGCCCGCGCCGGTATTCCGCCTGCACCGCCGCCGAGTACGCCCCAGCCTGCAGGGCAGCATCGCGAATGGTCTGCAGGTCTTTCATGTGCCGCTCGTAGGTCGTGTTGTACTTCGAGGCCAGCTCGGCGCGGTACGCCTGAATCGCCGCCACCACGTGCGGGCAGATGTCCGGATTGGTCAGCTTCCATGCCGTCACCGAAGCGCTGTGCGCCTTGTACCCTGCGCGGATCGCGGCCTCCTTCAGCGTCATGTTGCCATCGTTGGACACGTACTCCTGCACGAACTTCCACTCACGTGCATTCAGCGTCTTGAGGCCTGCCAGCGGGCCTACCTTGGTCGCAGTGCGCCGCCTGACC